TAAATACTTGTAACTATTAAAACACACTTTGTTTAACTCCTTACATCATTGTTACAACACATACAATACACTCTCACATACTTCCATATAATAGTAAACCTGATCTTCATTTCAAATATTTGAATTATGAAATGCTACTCAAACGGCTGTTGTTGTGGAGGTTTAAAACCAGCAACAAATTGGCCTAAATCGGGTTCTTCAAATCGGGCAAATAAGTTGGGTCCCAGTTCTGGTAATTCAAAACCTCCAACATTTCTGCCATTTGAACTCGAGCTTTTAACTCGAGTACCGACTTCATAAGGCCGCTTCTTACCAACGTACTCAGCCAAATCAATACGTTTCTTACCTGGTCTTAACACCTCCATCTCGTCGTCATCGTAAGGATCAAGGTCACGATTCCTTTTTTTCGTACCGATGTACACAACTTCGTCTTCTTCTGGTACTACAACTTCGGGTGCAGCAGCAACTGGTTCAACATCCGCTGTAACATCTCTTACGATCTCATATGCAACCTGTTCCGCTAAAGCCGTATGCGCTCGATCCGATTCTTCTTCTCGTTTGAGAGCATCTTGCGCATTAACTTGATCTATCAACTCCTTCCGTTTCCTAGAATACTCAGCCCAATCCTGCGCAGTCATCTTCTCCAAACCCAGTTTCTTTTTAATCGGTATATTATTACTCAAGAAATGTTTGCTCCTAGGTTCATATGTCCACAACTCACACATCGCATCATTTTCTTGTGTGGTGGCATTAAATTGTATACCAGTCATATGCGACGGTGCTAACTGCATAGCAACTTCCACTATCTCCCGAATACCTTGCTGATTCACATGGTGTGCAAGTTTCGCTGCCAATTTATCCCACTGGGTTTTCGATGTATTAATACTGCGAAAAAACCCAAACGATCTAGTCAAATTAAACACATTCAACTGCTCCTGATCAAAAATCTTGTTTTTCTTGTCAGGATACCTACTGTCCGTGTTCTTCAAGTCAATAAACGCTTTCCTCGTCCAATAACCACCAAATTTGACCCATACCAATTTGGCTCTCATATCAACTTGAATTCTCGGATCATTCCAATTAACTTGGTCCGTGTCCGATATACCCAAGATCCGAATATATGCACGTCTCGCCCTCAAATCTTCCACAATGGGTGTTTTCGGATACTTAACTATATTCCGAGGGTCAATATGTTCCTCGACAAACGAGGCAAGTCTAGGATCCGCCATAGTATTTGTTTTATGACAAAAACAAAAAAAACGTCACTTGAAAAGTGAAACGGCTAATGTTCTAGAAGCTTTTCTTTGGCGACTCAATTTCACTGTTGTCACATAAATCAATACCACAATGTCTCAATTTTCTTTCGACGATGAATCAATCACCTCCAACCCTGTTGAACCCGACGATGCAGACACCATCAACACTGAACAGCGTTCTGTTGACGGATCTGTCCATTCCTCTGATGACGAATGGATTGATAGTGATGCAGAGTCCCATTCGTCAGCATTACTACTCGCAAGAACACTTGGCTCAACTCTTGGAAGACGAATTGAGAACAACCAAGAGCGACCTGTGGAGGTGGTCCCAAGACCAGCACCCGTCCCCGACGAAGTGGCTATCCCAGCTATCGGCCAAAATACCTTGGGCCGAGTACCAATCGTCAAAGGACGTGGGTGGTGTGTGGTTATCAATAATCCAATCCCTGAAGACAGAGTCTCACTGGAGTCCTTGTTTACTCGAGGATTGGCTACGGGAAGATCCGCTGCTGTTAAGTGTGACTACCTCGTCTATCAGTTGGAGCGTGGAGAGTCTGGAACATTGCACATCCAAGGTTATGCGCACTTCTCGGCTCCAGTTACTCTTCGGTCTATTCTGCTGTCTCTTCAACGTCCAAACGGCACAACTCACTCTGATGTGCGTGTTGCTAAGGGAACAGCCGAGCAAAACCGCGCGTACTGTACAAAGGTCGATTCTCGTGAGCCGGGAGATGCTTCGGGGCCTTACGAATTTGGTGAGATCCCTAGTGAACGAGGAAAACGAAACGATCTCAAACTCGCTATTGAACTCGTTAAAAGCGGAGCTACGAAACGTAAGCTCTATGATGAAGTACCAACTGCAATGGTTCAGTTCAACAACGGGCTTACAAAGATGCACAAGTTTTATGTTGAACCACGAACAACTAAGTCAGCTGTTCACTGGTACTATGGACCGCCAGGATCCGGCAAAACTCGAGCTGCTTTTGCTTTTGTCGACAGCTTGCCTCCAGAAGTTGGTGAACAACTTCGAACTGCTTGGGGGACAAACCTGTACTACAATAAGTCCTGTGACAACAAATGGTGGTGTGGTTATGATGGACAGCCCGTTGTGGTCCTTGACGACCTCCGCCCAGATGGAGCTCTCTCTCTTAGTTACCTCCTTACTTTGTTTGACAGGTATACGCTAATGAACGAGACCAAAGGCGACCAGGTAATGTTCCAATCGCCTTACATTGTCGTAACCTGTCCAGTCGATCCACTGGTTTTCTGGAGTAGATTAATCATCGCTCACAAAGTTTTACCAGAAGAAGACGGGTTCCAGTTGTATCGTAGAATTTCGGAAGTTAAAAAATTCGAAATTGCTCCTGAGGAACAACCTGAAGATATTGTGCGAGCTCAAGCATGGATTAATCAGTTAACAAACAATCAGAATAGAGTATATAATTTTGGTAACTAATTAACTAACTAATAAGCCGGTGGTACAGTAATCACACCTTGTGCATTAACATAAACTGGTAACGGATTAATTTGGGAAGTACCCAAAAATCCACTACATTGTCTAATCACTAAAGTGCCGCAAGTCAAAGTACCGGTGGGTACTGTATTCACAACTGCATGTTTGCACGCAATCTGCAACATATTGTCCACACCAGCAACAATTGGACTGACAGCAACTCTAACAGTAATTAAAGTCTGAGTACTACTGTTAGCATAGTAGAAATTGCTGGGATTGGTAGTTGACTGTGCAGTACCAACCATATCATTGTATGCTGCTACTTGTCCATAGTAGACAACACCACACGAAAAGAATGTGCTCAAATTGCCTTCCAACACCAATTGAACTTCAAACACACCTGTAGCAAAATCTGGAAAAGTAATCAAGATTGCACTACCAGGAGCATTCGATGCAGACTGTACATTGTAACATGTACCAACTGCTGCACCAATCGAATTCTGTTGCATGTTCAAATTGGTAGGTGAAGTTATGAAATCGGCAACTTTCGCTGGATCAACAACAGGAACAGTTCCCGAAGTAATCGTATATACGCCTAAAGCCTGATTCCAATTCGCAGTATTTTCTCCAGCAGCTGGTAATGGTCCAAGAATACTACCATTAAAACCAGGAGTCCATGCTGTAGAAGAATTGGTCACAATGCGATTCTCGGCAATCAAGCCGCCTAGAGCACTAAACAATCGCGGCTTGTCAAGCTTTACCGTATAAGTAACCCACAACTCACCAATTTGTTGGTTGAAAAACGCTGATGGAATATTAACTTGAGCAAGCTGAAACTTGCCCAAATCAAACGTTTTAATATCCTGACCAACAACGGCAGGAGTTGTTCGGGTGTACTTCTGTCCAGTACCTGCGTTCTTCTCAGGGTCGCATTCAACGCCATGAACATGATCATCAACAACACGGCCAGAATTAGCACCGTGGTATTGCATCATAATTTCCTTATTAGGGAAATTTGCGGCAGACGGATTATAGTTCGTTGCCATGATGATAGTACCGGTTGCACCGTTGTTGTTATTAGTGGCGTTGGCATCCACTGTAGATTTGTACGAAAACAACAATTGTTCAAATTCATACTCTTCATAGTTGGCAGCCATCTGGGCCAACCAAGGAAAATTGTCCAGCAATGCTGGATTCAAATTCCATCCTTCACAGGTAAACGCAGCAGATGGTGCGCCAAATACATCTTGCATATATTCGGTATGATGAATAACCAAAGATTGCGTTTCGTCATTATCCGACGAAAACGTCATAGATGGTCTTCCGCCATCCACCAAACCGTTAGAAGTATAGTCACCTCTACCAGAATATGCACCTGATCCATGCATGGCAGCCATCATCTGTGCCATGCCCTCTTCTCTCATCGATCTAGGAACGATCGATTTAAAGTCTCTTCCGAATTTTCTAACGCCATACGCACCCTTACCAATAATCTTAGCAAGACGGAGATCCGTATAAGCCTTACGGTGCGCCGTGATGCTAGCCTTATCTTTTACCGCTTGGTCAATCATGGCATCAAATTCAGCTTGTTCCCGGGTGCGTTTCGCATTGTACGCATACGCACGGGTATATGCTCTCATTGGACGTGACATGGTTGATTAGTAGCGTCTGCTGTAGCGACGTCTTCTGTAAGTAGCTCTGCGGCGGTAAGTTGGGTATCGGCGAGTAGTTCTTCGGCGATAAGTAGTTCTACGGCGACGGTAGAACATTTTAATAGAATTATGTTTTGGGTTCCAAAACAAACAGAAGAGCAACCAGCGAAATAGCAATAAGGAAAAAAAAGTCGAAAAAGCTTTGTCACTGTCACGGTTTGGTCCTAAAGGGGTAATAATCAACGGCAGAGCCGTTGCGCTATCGCGCCCCTTTAGGAAAAAACGGTGGACGTTTATTTTATTATAAGTGTATAAGAACAAAAAGAGAAAAAGGGTGAAATTTTAAGAGCTCTCATAATTATGGGAGAGGGGCCATTTTTTTAAAAAACGGGGATCCGGTTTAAAAAACGGTATGCTCAGTATTACTATGGTAATACGAGGGCCGTTTTGCAACAAGAAAAAACGGGTGTTGAAGTTGCAAAAACGGGGTACTGCTAACACCTAGGGGTGTAGCAGTGTCGTTTCAAGATATGAAACGGCTGTTCTAAACCGCCATATTCCGAATTCTGAACGGCGGTTTGTCACTGTCTATCACTGTGAAAAGCTAAACCTACTTTCACAGTATATATCATAAATCAATTCCAAATAACAAAACCACGTTCGATTATTTCTCTTGCTTATTTTAACTAACTAACTTTTGCAATGCAATCCATCTTGAATGACTTAGAAGTCCGTGCTCAACTCATGCAAAGAGTTCTGAAACATCTCCAAGAGGACTCTCCGGAGGATCCTATGGAGAAGGAGAAGCATTTAGAACAAGTCGCCAGAGGACTTGTTATCTTCTCTGACGCAGCTTTCAAAGCTCGTCGGTTACACGAACGCGAGTGGGTCACCTGGTATGAGTCCGATCGACTAGGCCAAGCTGGTTATCGGTTTTCAAGAGGCTTTAAAACCATCGACGGAGTAACCTTCGCCTCAAAGCGGCTTCTGGAACAAGCGCGTCGTGAGACACGCGCTGAAGCGCGTCGTATTATCATCGATCTGACTGGTGAGTCTGACGATGAAACTGTTTACGAGCCTCTTCGTAAAAGAGTCCGTACTGTTGAAGCTCCTCAACCAATGGAGGAGCCAATGGAGGAGCCTGTAGAAGAGCCTGTGGTGGAAATCCAATACACCACCCCAGATCCTACTCCTCCTGAAACACCTACTGTAGTAGATGCTATGGAATGGGAGACACCTCCCAACTTTGGGATTGTCGTCAACCTGTTCAATTCATACTCTGATGATGCAGACACCGATCGTGAAATCGTCGACTGGCTAGACGGTGATTCTGACATTGAAGCTATGTGGTAGATAGAAGTAAATACTTGTAACTATTAAAACACACTTTGTTTAACTCCTTACATCATTGTTACAACACATACAATACACTCTCACATACTTCCATATAATAGTAAACCTGATCTTCATTTCAAATATTT